GTGTATCCTAAGAGTTTGATCGCATCCTTTTCATCGAACTCTTTTGATGTGCCGGGACTGAACTGACCCTGTGTCGTCGTGAATGTCCGCGTCGACTTGTTCGTGAGCATGATCTTCGCCATAAAACTTACCCCCTCTTTCAGTTTCAGTATGCTTATGCAGTCTGAGTGTCGTCGAAGTACATGACCTCTTGAGTCTTCCTACCGAACACTCCGCCGAACTGACCCATGGCTACGTTCTCGAAATCGAACCCATTGGCCGTACCAAACGCTGTCGTTGTGTACGCAACCGGTATATTCAATTCCAAGGTTTCCGGATCATCTCTGTACAGAAGATATCTGTACCCGGTAACTCCGGCCGTCGCCATCTGCGTCTTGTTGCCGTACGCAGTATTTGTGATCTTGAAGTCTCCGCCACATATTCTCTTGAATGCGTTCTCGAGATATGTGATCTTATCGATCATCGGGTAGGTTTCCGAAGCCGCAGCAGCCATCCCTAAGAAGTCCGCCTGTGGCATACAGAACCTATTCGGAAGCTTTGTGCTGGCGGTGTTTTCGGCATACAGTTTAAGTATACCCGCTACAAATGTCTGGAAGTTGGCACCCGTCAAACCTGATATCGGAGCCGTGATGAAAGTGTTGTTTACGCTTACCGACTCCATTGTGTAGAGTCCGTAAATATCTGACCTGGTCTTTGAACCTAAGAAAGCGATCCTCTGAATACCGAGATCCCAGAGTTTCTTTCTCGCGTTTTCAAGCTCGGTCACATAATCAACATTACCCCGGGCTGCTTTCTCCACGTCTATGATCGAATACGTGAATGCATTGTTCCATGCTTGAAGCGGTGACGGTTTAGCAATGATCTTGATGTTTGTGGTCGGCTTCCTGTTGTTGATCGATGATGTGTCGACGAAACCTCTTTCGAAGTCTCCGGCATCCATGTACACGCTATTGAATACGAGGTTTTCCATCCACGCGCCTTCTCCGACTACAACGGGCATGAAATCGCTTGGATTGATCTCGTAGAATGTCTGTCTTGTGGCCTTGGCTTTGATCTGGGTCAGAACCGTCAGTGCGTGTTCGTAACCGGCCGCACTAATTGTTAGTCCGTTCAAATGCGCTTTCATAACGATCGAGCGCTGGTCTGCGCTTCCGAGTTCGTTCCATGTCTTCGCACTCATCCCCCATCGATTGAATCCTTCCTTTGCCGGATCCGCACCAAAGTTGTGCATCGGCACCTGTTTCCCGTTCAACATTACCAACTGTTTCTTAGGTACTAACATTTTATCCTGGCCCTCCTTTTTCCTTTATATTCTTAGACCTGATCAGCTTGTCGGCGCATCGTTCTGAGGCACACCGAGTTCAACTTCAACGATCTGGTCAGCCACGGAATCCTCTTTGAGGGTCCCGATGAAGTTCGCGTCTGTGGCGGCGATCACCTTATATGAAGTAGGATCAAGACCTACCTTATCGCCTCTGTGCATGGTCGTGTTTGCTTTCAAAAACATACACGTCCCCTTTGTCGTTGCTTGCAAAATGTCCTTGGCGACGAAACTCGCTTGTTTAGGATTGAATATCGCCAGTCCGTAAATAGAGTCTGTGCCCGGGACGGCCAAGTCGATAAGAGGAACTTGAGACGTACCGGCTACGAGCTTAACCGGATATCCGGGAAGAACGGTGTTCAATGACGTACTAAGTACCATCACTGTCTGCGACAAGGGTCCTGCGGGCCCGAGCAATGCGATCTGTCCGACTTCAGCGGTGAGACCGAAAACGTTTAAGCTTGTCCTTATGTCTGTCATCTTTTCTGTTCCTCCCTTTTCTTTTTTTCTTTCGAACTTTTACCTAATTATAGCACCACAAAATCTGCTGTCAATACTTTTTTAGTATTGTCTCGAATCTTTGGCCAATTTAGCTCTCTCGGTCTTGGTAAGTGGCGCCGCCACTATTTCATCTGACATCGGAGTTTCATACGCGCTGTTGAGAGCATTGAACTGCTTGTTGGACTCGGCCTCGCTTTTCTTTGCTTCGTCTTCCTCTTTTTTCTTTTCTGTTTCTTCGCTGTTCTTTTTAACCTCTGCTTCGGCTTCGTTCTTCATCGTCTCTTCAATCTCTTCGTCGGTCTTGCCTTCGTTCTTTAACTCGGCTTTGCGATCTTCGTTTTTCTTTGCGGCTTCATTCTTTTTGGCTTCTGCTTCCTCTTCTGTTTTCTTTGCCGCTTCGTCGCTGTTCTTTTTCGACTCATTGGATTTCTTATAACAGTCATACATATCCTTAACCTTCACGCCCTCGTACTCGTCTTCCATGGACAGAATCTTCTTGTCTCCCGCTTCACTCTCTTTTGACTCGAGCTCGGCTTTTTTCTTGATCTCTGCCTGTTCGGCCTGATATGTCGTGATTAGATCCTTCAACGGCACGTCGCCTTCTGGGGTCTCGATCATCGCCTTTTCCGGATCAATGGCTTCGCCTTCGTTCTTCTTCGCTTCTGCTTCCTTCGCTGCTTTTTCCTCGGCTGCTTTTTTTTCTTCTGGTGTCATGTTCGATCCTCCTTCGTTTTTTTTAGCTGCTTCCTCATCGGCTTTTCTTTTTGCTTCTTTCTTCTCTGCTATCTTTTTTCTTTCCTCTTCAGTTATTTTGTCTTCAGGTGGACTGAACACATTTTTTTTGATACCCAGCTTTTGTTTGATCACATCAACCTCTTCATCGGTGAGATCGAAGTCGCGCTTCACTCCGGCCATGATCTCGTCGATCTTTTTACCCTCTTCTTTTTCTGCCTCAGCTCGGCGATTTGCATCAGCAACGGTGCTGTTCCTTTTATCGTCTGAATTTAAGTGTATGCGTCCTTTTGGATAGAGCTTATAGTTAATTCCGTTCATGGCAAACATTATAGCATCCGCACATTTCTTGTCAATATCTCGGACGTCGAGACTATTTAAAAATATCTGTGCGCCGGTCTGACGTGGCGCCGGTACGATCGCCAGGTGTAAATACTCAGCAGCCTTTATTTCGTGGTCGTAGTGAATGGCGTTATAATCTCCGCCGGGTATATAGTCTACGGTCCCATACGCGCAGCTCACATTCCATCCGTCCTGATCGATGCGTTGCTGCGTCCGTGCATCCCATACGATAAACTGTGCCCAGTCCCATCCCGCTTCGTCCGTCCATACATCCGATACGACACCGACTGCAACCTGTTTAAAATTATCTGCGGATGAACTACCCTCGTGATCCTCTTCTCTGACAACCGGGCAACCCACAAACGACTTCTGCATTTCGTCCATGACTTTTCGATTGATCAGATATGTTTTCGTGATGCCGCTTTCGTCTGGGTAGTTTGTGAGTCCTTCTTTCATGAACCGGCACTCGTATCTTTTAGGTCTCGTCTCTTCGCCCATTGCCGAGGCCATAATCAGAAGGTGTTTGCTGAGCTTACTCTCGCGGGTGCTTTCTATTGTTGCAACTTTCATGACCACATTATAGCACTCTCTTTGTCGCAGTCAATAATTTAATTGACGGACAGAACCACCTGTGCGATCTTGTTGGCTCCCGTGGGTGTGATAAAATCGGCATACCCTACAAATCTTAGTCCCACGCCCCGGCTGAAGATCCAGCTCACGACCAATGGAATGTGTGAAATCGGATGCATATTACGCGGCCTTTCTGAACATTGCGTACGTCTTGCCATTGCGAGTATATATGATGCGTGCTTCTTGTATTTGATAATGGCACTGTTTGATAATGTTCATCATCAGATCCGGGACCCCCATGTAATGCGCGGAAACCCCCGAGTCGAACACCGCACCCCAGTCCTCGACGATGTACACGCCCCCGGGCTTTACCGTACGCCACAACGCCGCAAACGTGTTCTCGGTCTCACGCGCGAAATGACAACCGTCGTCGATGACAATATCGTAACCTCTGTCACCCGCTCTGTCGTTCATTGCCGTGAAATCTTTTTGATCGATACCCATGATCCGTGAGTTTACCGGCCACGTGCGTTCCGGAACTACAAGGTCAATGCCCGTGATCGTTGTTTGTGGATGTGTAAAAAACGATGCCGCCCAGTCGATCGACCCGCCTTTATATATCCCAACTTCGCAGTAGTCGATGCGCTTGTCTTTGATCGATGCAAACTCCCGCTCATACTCTGCGATCAATCCACTCGCATATTTATCTGTATCAAACATCAATTCATTATCCTCCACTCTCCGCCTATCTTCTGACAATGCTGCGTGAGAGCTCTTGCAATGCACCTGCAGTTATAATCCTCTCCGGGTTCGCCGCGCCTGCCCGTCGATGTGTCTGTGACCGGCGGGTCCCCGAACTGGAAGATCCTGTCGTTGAGCTTCTTGTGATCCGGCCTGACTTTACCATCCCCCACTGTATCCCACCTGTAAAACTTCACGCCCGCATCCTCGAACCTCTCGCGCCTGAACTTCGCCATAAACAAAGACGTCTCCTGTCTGGCCAAGAACGCCGCCTTTGCTTTCGTCTGCCCGTAGTCGTGTTCGAGTGTTTCCATGAGCTCGCTATATCTGTACCCGGCCATTGCGTTCTTCTGAACGTCCTCACGCAGCTTCACTACATGCTCGGGTGCCCACGTCTTTATCTGCAACTTCATGCTGTTGATGTAGTTTTCGCTAAGATGCTGTTGTTGCTCGGGCGTGAGCGTGTACTCGACACCGATCACATCCATGGCCTTGATGGTCTGACGCTGTAAATCTTGCATGACCTTTGCTAACGGCTTCGATAGATCTATACCCTCAACTGCCTCATCAACCCGCGCCTGAATGTTGTCGAGCTCTTGCTGCATGGCTTTGTTGGCTTTTTCAAGTCTATCCTTTGATGCAGATACTGCGCTCTTAAGTGTGGGCGGCAATTTCTCTGGCGCGATCTTCCACGACCTCTTCGCTGTGTCCCATACTGCGCCCAGGGCTTTCAATGCTTTACTTGTTTGTGAATCGAATACACCTGACATGAATTGTCCGTCGTAGAGTATGATGCCGCTCTCAATCTTTTGTTTGAGCCGGAACAGCGGTGTATCCGCTGCCGACAACTTCACTGATCTCTTGAGATACTGAGCGATCACAATGAGCACTGGCTCGTATATAAGCTTGTAGAAAAACTGCTCGATCGACTCCCCGATCAGATCTCCGTACTGATCCTTGTATGTTACAGCCGGAATCATTTCTTCTCCTCGTACTGCTTTCCACCGCCCTTATCCTTTCCCTCAAATTGCTTACCTTGTCCCGCCTCTGCCTCTGCCGGGTTCTCTTCCCCTGTCTTGATTGTTTGTGTGACGCGATCCACCGGCCGCATCGGGAAGTCCTCGGTGAGTCCTTGCTCGGCATCAGTCTTTTCAATGCTCAACAAGTTCTCCTTGCGCTGCGACTCCATGCACTGTTTGGCGTTTAAAAGCCCACGATCATAGTTGTTGAGTACACGCGTCTGCTTCTTGACCTTCATATCTTCCTCGTCGTTCTGGCTCATGATACGCAGCGATTTGTAATCGAACGTCAAGTCCATGACAGATCCAAAAAGCTTCGCCGATACCACGTCCAATGCGCGCTGTATCATCGGCCGCATCCGGGACCTTATGTCCGACTCGATCATTGCGTTGTAATTCTCGATGTCGTCCTCGCCACTGTTGAACCCTGCTGCGCTCAACCCGAACAGCTTCGTCACCGGCATACGCAACGTCGATGCAATGCCGATGCGTATCTGCTGCAGCATTTCAGCCAGTCCGGAAAACGTTATCTGCTTCTGATCGAAGTCGTCGTCTTTGTCCATGATCAACGCATTGATGTAATTCTTCATTTTGTTTGAAAGCGTGATACCCGCCTCCATCCTCTTCTGTCCTCCGGGCGTCTTAAGCGATGAGTGATATCCAAATACTTTGAACACGTCCACCTTCGCTTCATCGAGCAAGTCGAATATCAGATCCTGCGATTTGATGTACTGATTGAGGTCCCTGACCATCTTCTCCACTTCCGACAATCCCCATCCCATGAGCATACGCCTGATCAAGGACGGCGCTGTATCTCCCGTGACAGTGATCACGCGCGATCGATGCAGCTTCATCGTGTAATAATAAAATTGCGTGGTGTTGAGTATCCCCTGCGTCTCCGGCCGCTCCTCATCATTTGGCATCGCCAGCTCCCACCTGTCCGCGTCAAGGAATTTGAGCGGCGACTTATCGTTCATGGTATCGAGATCCAACTCCGTCGACGGATCCTGACCGTTGTTGATCACAAGTCCGGCCCCGCCAAACAGCCGACCCCACTTCATCGTCGTCTTGATCGCCGTCCACACACCCTTCTCGATGAAGTAGTCATCAACGGCTTTGATCTCATCGACTCCAACTTGACCCGTACTCTTGAACTCGACACCGCCACGAACTGCGTCATCCACCGGCTGATCGATCGCCGTCCTGATAATTCCGTTCTCCATGTACAAATATGAAAGCGTCATCCTGTCGAAAGTAAGCGGCGACCTGCGTAGGTTCGCCTGCAGCGTTGATATTTGATTGATTGTCGGTGCTTGAACTCCGCCGGTGATGTTCGCAACAAGATCCGTGAGACCACTCGCTAAAAACTTTGATTCTTGTGTACCCTTCATCATCTTTGCTGCAACGGCCATGGCTTTGATGTTTTGTGGAATAAACCCCACATGTGCGATCGCGTGCTTTGATTTATGCGTAGACGGTGTCTTCATCGTTGCCTCCTTGTGTGTTGCAGTTTTCGCAAACCTCTGTGCCAATTTCGTTGAGATAATATGGCTCGCCCTTTTCTATGACCTCGCCGCAGCTCTCGCAGACCTTCTCTTCTTTTGCGTAGTATCTCATGACCTTGCCGATATTATATCACTCTATAAGACATCTGCAAGTGATAAGTTAGAATCGCCGAGCTCGTGTAGTGCCCATACCAACGCATCCAATCTGTTCGGCGACTTCTCGTCCTCGGTACCTTTAAACATCACCAGTTCGTTTTCAAGCTCTGTAAACTCTTTGCAATGAAATACCCTGCCATTCTCATACAACGCTGATATCGGCTCTGCCCTGACGATCTTTCCGCGACTGGCCGTGACCAATTTAACTTTTACACTACGCCTGCCCATATCCGTGATCGTTGACTCTACCATGTCGCCTCCGAAGTTTTTCTCCGCAGCTATGCAGTCGCCCTGATAATCTTCCCATCCTCCCATCACCGCATCGCCCCACTCCTTAGGCGATCCATGAAGCGTGAGGTCGTCCTCGACATAAAACATGTCCCCGGCCCTGCTTGCGACAATGATACCGATCTCGTCTCCGTCCCGAGATCCCGACGGATCCACGCCGATCACTACGCGCTCACGGTCTACCGGCGCTGTGCCACGCTTGAACCACGACCGGGACCACAACGCACCTTCTTCATCGCCGTACTCGCCGTCAAGGAATCGAATACGTTTGGCCTTTGATAACGTCATCAAATTCTTTTCGATGTACTCAGCGGCTAAGTATGGGTTATCCCTGGGGTTCATTTTCAAATGCGCGAAGTCGTTGTCTGGTACGGCCTGTCCATCCGGAAGCTGCCGTTCGTGAAACATCTTGTACCCCCAGTGACCCTTCGGCGGCGGGTTATAATCGATTAACACTTTACCCGGACATCCTACCGGCGCATTGCATCTCGTTCTGACTATCTCATACGATCCAAAGCTTATCTGCGATGCTTCGTTCATCCATACCGTCGCATACTCCTGTCCGAGTATTTTCTCCGTTCGTTGCTTGTCATCCAATCCACCCAGCCATACCTGCGATCCATTCGGAAACGTGATAAAGAACTCCTGATTATTCCACTTCAATACATCGTTGATGCCCATCCTCTTTGCTACCTTTGGAAACGAGTCGTACCACAACGACTGCTTAGCGTCTTTGAAATGAAAGCGTGCGACTAAATGTTTCGTCTCGGAGTACCTGACTGCGCGTATAAACATAGCCTTTGCAAGGATCTCCGTTTTACCCGAACGGCTACCGCCTTCTAAAAGCGTGGTGTAATTATCGCGAATGAGCTCCATCGCCTGCTGCTGTTTTGGAAAGTTTGTAAAGGCCATAATATGACCTCTTATATTTGTGCTTCGACGCTGTTTATCTCGAGGTGTATCTCTTGATTAGGCATGGCTCCGAGTATCTGTACGGCTTTACCTTCAACCCTGCTGACAATCGAGTCACGCGCGATCGCACGACCCTGTGCAGATGTGCCCACGGTACGATCCATGGCATCCTTTACGGCAATCATCCATAACACTTCGCCGATCGGCCGTTTCATCTTGCGCCCGGCTTCTTCTACCGTCATTTCCTTCTTGAGTAACTTCGTGATAATCGTTGACGCGCGGACATACCCTTTTGGCAGTCCATGCGGATTGCCGCTTTCCCCGGGCTTGGCGGGTCTTAGGTTGGCTTTTTGTTTGTCAGTCACTACCATAATCTCCCTGCTTTCTCTCTGCTTTCGTGCACGCAATAATAATATATATTGCGCGTGTTGTCAAACGACGTTCGTCCCCGTTGATTTCGACATCGCATCTTTCTGCGCTACGATGTAGTCCGGGCCGAGTACTACCTCACACCGGCTCCAGCACGCGATCTCCCGCATCGTTCCGTCCTTGAGAAAAAGTATCATCTTGTCCATTGCGGGTTCGTACTTGTGGGCTTCGACTACTATTGTGTGGGAAATCAGGGATCCGAGCCTTCTGAACTTGAACTTGTACTGCATCATCTTTAACCCCCTCCTTTTTTGTTTTCTACCTGACCCTCATATAATACACCGCCGAGAAGTACGTTGGCAAGATCGACATCGCTGTGTTCGCGAACCCCCCGTTCCCGCTGGATCCGCTGTAATCCGTTACCGCCCCTCCGAATCCCACTGTACCCGTCGATGAACTTGACCCATCTCCTGTTGATCCCGCACCGCCCGCTGTATACGCTGTGGTGTTGTTGTATTGTCCCGTCCATACTTTAATGGCCGAAGCACTGCCTGCGGTCGCACCGTACTGTATTGCGAATGTGGTTCCATTAGAATTATAAACAAACCAGTTCCCGCTTCCATTCGATTCCATTGTCTTAAACTGAAGACTTCCAGCTCCATGAACGTGTCCGGGCGTGCTGAACTGTGTCGATCCACTCAAACCAAAACTATTGCTGTGCCCGTGATTTATTGTGTGGGCGTGTGTTGGCAAATTCGCTGATCCGATTGTGATCGTGTCCGCTCCCCCACTGGCTGCTCCTGTCGTCCAGGATGACGCTGCACCCCTTATAAACGCGCCTGCGTTGAGGTTTGGCGTCGCTGCCGTGATCGTCGGGCTCACAACCCCCTGACTGGCTGGTGTTGTGCCATCACACACCGCCCATCCGTCATCTGTTGAAGGCGTGGGACACCCAGACATCGACTTCATCACCGGCAATACCGTACCCACCGGGACCTGTCCCTGCTTCGTCTGCGATCGCCAGTTCGTTGTGTCCGTTAATGCATTGCCCGCATTGTTATCTGTCAGTGAATAAAATAACTCGTTCGTCCCCGGCTTCTTCACTATCGAATTGATGTAATATGTCGTGCCCGTTTCCCATTCGGGAACGCCTTCTTGAAAAATGTATGACAACTGACTCGTGATAAGAAAATACAATGCGTTCAAATCTGAAAGCTCTGGAATGAGTGTGGTCGCTGAAACGATTGACTTCAACCCTCCGGCATACTGTGACAATGCCTGTATCGCTGCCAGATCCTTTGTGAAGTTCTGTGCGCCATTCCTTAACGACCCGATCTGTTCGATCTCGTTCGTCTGCGCTCCGGACCCGAAAACCTTTTGAATCGCCCTCGTTATTTTAGCCATTCCTTAACCTCCTATAAAAAGCATTGTTCCGCCTACCACTGACCCTGCTTCAAACCCGTACCCATTAATTAATGCATTTGCTGACCCGCCCATGCTGTATCCAAACTCTCCGTTTGGATTTAATATGGCTTCGATGATTATAGCAACCCCGGCGGGTCTTGGCAATAAATCATATTTTTGTGCGTAGTCCATCGTGTCCTTGTCGAACAGCGAACAGTAATATGTCATCGTCATGTCGAGATTATCTATGAGCCATATCCGGGGTTTGTTTTGCAACGGGTCCTTGAAAAAGAACCAGATGTAATTGTCGATCGCAGCGTATGTTTGATCACAGCTATTCTTTGCTATCTTTGTCTTGATCACGATCCGGAACTCGTCGTCTCCGAGCGGCGCTGTTCCCTGTTGATTTCTTGATGCCCCGACATACTTTCCAACTATATCTAGCTGTACTCCTACGGCCGTATTGATATCAAATCCATCCCGGACCGCAAACCACACCAGATCCGACAATGTTTCACGTGAAACCTCCTCGATCGTGGCCTTGGCCTTCGTCAGTCCGTGGTACTGCTTGATAAGTAGGTTCGCATAATAGTCTACGAGATCGTCTATTGTTGCCATGTTTTATGTCTCTATCGTTATATCCGCAGCTGCGATCGTGAACTTATGCTGCGGCGTGTTCGGGGAAACTATCTCTGCATAATTTGATCCCCCATCTTTTGATATCAAAACTCCAGTTGGCGAATAATAAGGTGCGATCACTGCCAGAGCCTCGACTATGCCTGCGCTGTCTGCTGCTTGAAATAAATTGTATGACAATGCGGATACCAGCGCGGCCTTGAGCGTTGTCGGATCATACGTCGCCGATGATGTCTTGGCCGTGAGATAAAACTTTATCTTCAACGAAACATATATCGGCTCATCGTACTGCGCGACAAATATATCTCCGTTTGGCCGAGTTACGTTTACTGTCTCGATCCCGTTCATATTGCATCCCGGACTCTTCTGTGCGTAGATAACCGCTCCAATATCCGCTGCGCTCCCGCCTTCTACTATGGCCCATATAGAATTTGGCTCTATTAATTTCAGCGGTGTAAATGTAAATGTTCCCGTTATTGGATTAGTGCCGGTGACGACATGAGAGAAGTCAAACGTACCTGTAATGCTTGTGATTTCCATATATCCCGATTCGACTTTGGTAACTGTCGCTGTCGCCCCCGATGTTGCCTGCAGCAATGTTGCCCCATCTTCGGGTGTACCCGTAACTGTTCCTGTGAAAATTTCAGCCGTCGATTTATAATTCTCCCAAACATAAACACCCGATACTGAACTCGTGTTAGTGAGTGCAGCGATTAATGAATCGGGCGATGATGTCGTTGATATGGCCATCGACATCTGTCGCCTGATCTTAAGGTCCGCGTCTGACTCTTCATCGACTCCCAGCGTTCCCACGGCCCCAGGGTTGTTTATTGCCGTCACTCCGACGACAACCGTGACCATCGATGTGATCGAATTGATTAATGGATTTACGGCCCCGATGTTTACCGCTCTGAAATTATATGTATACGTTCCGGCCGTTGCGGGTGTTTGCGTGCTTTGCAAATAAAACTGATTACCGGCTGCATCCGCAACCGTAAATGGTGATCCCGTTCCGTCCAATCCCTGCAACGTCATCGCCCGATCGACAGTGACTTCAACCGGCTGAATCGTATATGTCCCGGCATTGCGGGCTATGCCATTGATCGCGACTCTCGCATCGAGGACCACTCCTTCGGCCGTGTCCGGATCGAATGAGTTGTAAATATCTGTGATGACTTCTAAGAGATCAACTTTATTCTGCGTCATGTTCCCGATCCATTGTCCGTCCGGGCTATTGGAATCAACGTTGATGTCATTGCCGTAAATGCCTTTGAGTACATTTTGGAAGTTTGCAAAGATTTCTCCATATTGTTGTGTAACCAGACCTGCGCTCGTCACTTCATTCGTTGTCATGATGCCCTCCTATGGCTTAGGTATTAAGTGAAAAATCTGTGCGAGATTGATCCCGGCCGCGAGTGCTATTAATATCATGGCCAGCAATCCATAGAACATTTTATCATTGATCTTGTCAAACTTTTTTCCTATCTCGCTCACGCATTCCTGTACGGACTCCATGTTTTCTTTCATGTTCTTTATTGTCTCGTCCTGTACTTTACCTTTTGTGCATCCCTCCGCTGAAATCTTCTCAACCCTCTCATTTATCCCCTGCAGCAGTAATGACTTTATTCCTTCTGCTCCTGCTATCATTTGCTAGTCCCTTTCTATACTGGCGGCACGGACAGATTAATTGCGTTCGTGACGCTGCTGCCATATATGGTGTCTACGCTGATGTTGATGTCGACACTGCGATCTGTGATCGGGGATACCACTATTGAATTGACTCGAATTACTCCTTCGGTTTTGAATGCGATATTTTTAAGAGCATTGATGATTTGTTTTTGAGTGTTGTAGTCGAGCAGGTTCTTCCAGTCAATCCCGGCCGAGAGGTCAAAAAAACAGTCTCCGGCCCACGACAATATCCTTGTTTTGAGGTTCAAACACAGAGCTTTGAGGTCCGAAGCGTACGACTGCATTCCCTGCCCAAAGCTCCAGTCGTTAGTCGTGGATAGGTTTCTGAATTTCATGCAGATATTTTAGCACACTATCGCTCTTTTTCAATGACTATTTATTTTGACAAGTTCTTGTTCGAGGTATATTTTGATGAGCCGTCGATCTCCGCCTTTGCCTGTCGCCCTTAGCGTCAGCGCTTGAAATCTCACCGGCCCGATCAACGCCTTCCACCAATCCGTAAATTCATCGGGGTGCTTGTGCGCCCAGTCCATGTGACAATAACTGCAAAGCAAACAAGAATTATCCAGATCCCATCGCAGCGCTTTATTCCCCCGGGTCTTGAAATGCGCCCAGTCTATCTTCCACCCCTGCTCCTTAGTCCGTCCGCATCTCCGGCACGTCCACTTGTCGCGAATCCTTACGATCGACCGGCAAAAATCATCCAGCCATTTGATTGATGGGATCGGTATCACAACCTTGAGTTGCATCCTCTTGCTGAACTTTAGCTCTACCATTCACTACTCCTTCAAATAAATTCTTCCAGTCTCTAATGTTGTTTACGATATCATACTTCGACATCACGCGCTGATGCGCTCTTTTTCTTATCATGTCCATAACTGGCTCTCTAAACTTATCGACCGCATCTTCTATGTTCCCGAGCCAGTCGTTCGGACTTCCCACCCGGCTATAACAGTCACTGTCCTCGCCCTGATACGGTTCTAAGTCCGTCCCGATCATGAACGCCCCGGACAAACCGTACTCGAGGAACTTCACATTCGACTTCGATCTGTTGAAATCGTTCTTAATCAACGGCGCCAGTCCGATATCGATCATCGGAATGTAGCTGTAAATCAGGTGCGGATCGCATCCAACTATTTGTACGCGCTTGCTCCGCGGTATCCCCGCGAACACGTCTACCCCGTTTCTGTCCACGCCATGATTGTTTATCGTGAGCAACCGCAACCCCTCCCGCCCTTCAAACAACTCCATGAGCGCCGGTGCTACGATCTTCAAATCCTCGGCATGAGACGGCCCACCGGCCCACCCGATATAAATGTTATGGCTCTTGAATACATTACGATCGGATTTTGTATAATCCTCTACCCTCACGCAGTTTTTTATGTGGTAAATCGGTCGTCCCCATCTCGCCAGATAAAGCCCGGCCAGGTATTCCGTCGAAACCGTGATCGCATCGCACAAACTCGCCTGCTCGTCCATGTTCGGCAAGTACCGGCTGTTCTCGACGTTCCTTTTCTCCGGGTGATACTCCGGCAGCCCATGCAAATAATCGTCGGTATCCATAATAACCTTAGCCCCACGCTTTTGTATACGCTTCGTCTCCTCGATCGCGTTCCTGTCTACCCACCGCTGCAGATAAACCACGTCCGCCCAGTCCAGATCATCACGCTGCGACAGTAACCCCGAGATCCTTATGTCATATCTGGGGTCCTTAGCCAGCTCCATAAACGGAATAAAGACGCGATAGTACGCGCACACCAATGCCCCGGGGTACACGAGGATCTTAATCGCGTCTTTGTGACGTTTAACTCCGAGCGCCAGCATGTAGTTATTCCAGTCGTTCTCGTAGTTTATCCCTGTGCCCAACTTCGAATAGATCGCATCCAGATATTTATTGCTCATGCTGCCTTCCTTTTCTTTTTTATGAGATGCCATTTGTTACATACCGGACAATGATATACGTGGAGCTTTTGACCTGCCCGGTGTTCTTGTGCGTTCATCTTCGCCCGATGATCCCTCATCTTCTCCGCTGCGGCAAAAGTCTTGTACCGCTTTTTCCTGAAGCACATCTTCGTCAATTTCATGAACCCTCACGCCTTTATAACGATACTTCAAAATAATTTCGGTTTGGTACTGTACTCGCTGGCCCATCCACATTATGATAGCACTCGTGATATACGCGGATTGCTTTAGTCCCGATACCGAACTTGTACAAAACATTGGAGGGCTTAAATCCATCATATGTGGCCGCTGAAATGTATGTTCGAATATCATTGTCGATAAAAATCCCGTCCTCATTACCGAGCCGGGCTTGAATGCCACACGCGAACATTCCCTTGTCCTCACCTGCATATAGAAAAACTGAAAATACCATCATCGCCAGCAATGCAAAGGTTTGCTTTTTCATGATTACGACCCTCTCTTTCTTGTTATCATTCCCCTGGGCTTTTCTTTGGTGGCATCAATCGACAACTGTCCCGGTGAGACCGTAGCCAATGCTCCGAGATCCCTGATCTCCGCACACTTCTCCGTCGTTGACATGACCTTGCCATTCCCATTCTTGGCCAACAATATCGCATCTTTTGAAGTGGCTGCCTCGACTATTATCGTCTCTCCCAACGCTACCTTGTAAATCTTCAATTCAATTCACCCCTCTTTCTTATTTGTTTCGGAC